ATCATTCAAGATTCTGATTTTGACAATTACTTAAACGAGAGGGACGGAGACGAACACATTGAACTTAAATCACCAGATTATTTTATTGATGATGTCTTAGATTACTTTGCTAATGGCGGAGCATTGCAAGGTGATAAGGTTGGATTCGAGAAGATCGATAATAGGTTTCGACTTGGTGAAGGTCAGGTAACTATCTGGCAGGGTATCAATGGTCATGGTAAAAGTCTTTTTCTTGGGCAGGTATTTCAAAATCTTATGGCACAAGATAAGAAGGTTTGTATTGTGTCACCAGAAATGTCACCAGTATCTTTGATTGCTAGGATGACAAGGCAGTGTTTCAAATCTGAGTTTCCAGAACCAGAGGGTATCAAGGCATGGTGCATGAAGGCAGTTGGTAAACTTTGGATCTACGACTTTCAGAATACTGTTACTGAGGATAGATTAATGAGTTTGTTATTGTATGCTAGCGAGAAATTAGGTATTCAGCATATTCTCATCGACTCACTTATGAAGGTGCAATCCATTGCAGAAGACGATTACAACGGACAAAAGTCTTTTGTAAATAAACTATGCATGATTGCTAGACAAACAAAATGTCATTTGCATTTAGTAGCACATAGTCGTAAGGGTTCAACTGAAGACGAAAAACCAGACAAGATGTCAGTGTTAGGTTCTAGTTCGATAACTAACCTTTGTGATAATTGTGTTGCAGTCTGGCGCAATAAACCTAAGGAGCGCATCGATCCACTTCAGATGACTGAGGAAGAAGAACGGATGTTTGATGCACATATTATTATTCAGAAAAATAGACATGGGGATGGTGAAGGCGAGTATGGACTATTTTTTGATTCAGCAACACAACTTTACAGGGATCGTTATGAAAGATAAAAATCTTAGTATTAAAGATATGTTAAAAATGATACAACATACATTTGGAGACGACATTAAATATAAAGTAGTATTAGATGATGGTCGTGTGTTTAAATCTAAAGACTATGATGCGGAGAATAAATATGCTAAATTTCAAAATGAACAAGCACAATCTAGAAAACTTAATTAGTAAATTAAGACAACTAGATCCAACGAAAGTCTGGGAGGTAATTGTGAGAAAACCAAAAAGTGTTCGTAGTATGGATCAAAACGAGTATTACTGGGAGATGCTTACTGCTATGGGAGACTACTTTGGATATGAAAAAAATGATATGCATAAATTGATGGCATATAAATTTTTATTTGAAATGAAAGAAATCAAAAATGAAAGTGTTGGGTTTATTCGTAGCACTTCAGATTTAAATACTAAAGAGTTTAATGAGTATTTAGACAATATTAAATTCTGGTCAGGACAATACGGATTTAATTTTGAAGAAAAGTGAAAAAGAATGGATAGAGAAATTGGTGGACTTTGGTTGCGTAGTCTGTCGTAAGTTTTATGACGATGCAATCACTCCACCATGTATCCATCACATTAGGGAAGGTTTAGGCAAAAGTCAGCGTAATAGTTGGGATAATTGCTTACCTTTGTGCCACGAACATCATCAAGGTAGCGATGGTTTTCACTCAGGGAAGAAGACGTGGATTGCAAAATATGGCACAGAATATGAACTGCTAGAGTGGTTAAAAGCGAGGTTGTAATGTTTGAGTATTGCTTAATAGTTTATTTAACAATGGAAGAACCAAAATATATTGGCAACTTTGAATCATGTGCAGTAGCAAATATGTATGTTGCAGAATATTACAATGATGCACCATACACTGTGTGTCTGCATGAGGACTACATTGTATTACCAGAGAACTTTATAAAAAAAGAAGTGCATTATGATTGATGTTAATAACTTAGGTTTAGATAAATTAGATATTGATAAGATAAAGTCTAATGTATTTAAATTAAAAGATTACTGGATACAAAGATCTAAAGCACCGTTTTATACATTGGGTCGCAATGCTTACATGGATGGAAAAACAGATGCATATTTTAAGGATGCAGAAGTTTTAAATCCCATTTTAGTAGAAAATTTTTTTAATTTATATGGTGTAGTTCAGGCATATCTTACTCATCATATTGGAGAGAGTGTTTATCTAAGTCATAAATTTGCATACCCATCATTTCATATATTTGAATCTGATCCTGCATTTTTGGATTATCCATCAAATTGGCATAAAGATTTTCCATATGAAACGTTAGGATTAAAAAATGATACTGCTTATAGTTTTACTTATGTTGTAGAGATTCCAAGTTCTGGAGCAGGTTTAGAATATCGAGATGGCAAAGAAAATTATCTTAAATATAAAATTGGTGACATAATAGTTCATCGTGGTGACTTTTTGCATAACATAGCAAAGTTAAAAAAATATATTCCAAATGAATATAGAATAACTTTGCAAGGTCATGTAATAAGATATGATGGTCGTTTAATCATGTATTGGTAAGGAGTTTGTATGGGTAAAGGTTCAGGTAGAAGGGTTGAGGATACAAAAAAAGTAGAATCTAATCCATTCTGGGAAAATACAACGTTTGCAAAAAAACAAAAGGAAAAATATGGCAACCAGTCCGACACAATTGACACTAAAAAAACTAAGAAGTGATGGTTATAATACGGTTCAGGTTTGTGAGTATTGGAATGCGTTTGCACGCAGGCGCATAGATCTCTTTAATATTGTAGACGTGTTAGCGATTTCTGATGATGGTGAGGTATTAGCAGTCCAATGCACATCCAAAAGTAACGTCAGCGCTCGTATAAACAAGATAGCAAACAACGATAACATAGGTGCTATTCGTAAGGCAGGTTGGACGATACAAGTCTGGGGATGGTTTAAAAATAAAAGTAATAGATGGGAGTGTAGGATAGAAGATGTCTCATAAAGAAGATCATTGGTTTACTGATAAACATGGCAATCGAATTAAAAGATTAGAGTTAGTAAATAAAATTTTAAAATGTATTGGCAATCAAAGAAAATGTTGTAAGCAAATTGCTAATGAAATTGGTTTTGAGTATCAGGTAGTTCGCAATATTTTAAGACGTTTGCTTACCGCAAATTTATTAGATTCAACACCAACTAAATCATATACGTATTATCATAAGTTAGATAAAACTTGTTTACTGGCAGATTTATTTTATAACAAAGATAAAATCTTAAAAAAATTTAAAATTAAAAATGTTAAAAGATATAGCATTGAAGATTTTAAAGGTAAAAAGTTTGATTCTAAAAAAGGAATAGTTTACAATCAATCTAGTATGACTACTTGGGAGGTAGAATAATGGAACAAAGAACGGACGAATGGTTACAAGCACGAGTTGGTCACATTACAGGATCAAGGATGGCAGATGTAATCTCAAAAATTAAAACTGGTGAATCACAAACCAGACTCAATTACAAAACACAGTTGGTTACTGAGCGATTAACTAACCAACCAGTGCAAACTTATTTTAACAACGTTATGCAACAAGGTATCGATAGAGAACCTGATGCACGTATGTTATATGAACTCGAAAACAAGATAGATGTTGAAGAAGTTGGTTTTATTAAACATCCTACTCTTGCTTGGAGTGGTGTCAGTGTTGATGGTCTTGTGGGTAAAGACGGCATTATTGAAATTAAGTCGCCACTAGAAACTACACACACTAGCACCTTATTAAAGAAACAAGCGCCCAAAAAATACTACCCTCAGATGCAATGGGGAATGTGTGTAACACAGCGTAGTTTTTGTGACTTTGTTTCGTATAACCCTTCATTTCCAGACGATTTAAAGTTATTTGTTATTCGTGTTGAGAGGGATGATGATTACATCAAAATGCTGGAAGAAGAAGTTGTAAAGTTCAATGAGGAAATTGAGCAATTATTAAATTCTATTAAGGAGAAATAAATGGCAAGATATGAAGACGTAGGTGATTTTACTTTAGGTAAAAATACTTATAAACAAGAAGGTGATAGAACTCCAGACTATACTGGAACTATTAAATTAGCAGATGGCACTACGCAACGCATAGGTGCTTGGGTTCAAACTAATAGCAAAACTGGTGAAAAGTTTTTTAGTGGCAAAGTAACTATTGACACTGAATCAGGTTCTACAGCACCACAAGAGCAAGAGGTAAGTAATGTTGAAGACATACCGTTCTAGAGTTATTAGATATATTCCTG